GCCAGCGCCGCAGCGGCCACGCTCTTGCCTGAGCCTGTTGGAGCAACGAGGACGATCTTCCTCTGCCCGATCCGCACGGCGGCGCGGAGGCCGTCGATGGCATTTTGTTGATACGGCCGCAGCGTTACCATGAACCATCTCCCTGCAAATTCTCAGGCAAAAATATCCGCATCTGATGAGGTCTCTCTGCTTCTCCAGAAGATTCCGCCAAATATGCTACCAGTCCTCGAAGCTGTTTCTGGCAACCACGCATCCATCCGGTCCCATCGCAGGACTCAGCGCCGGCTTCATGGCATTGCCATAGGCGCTCGTAACTATTGACGCGCCCGACGTGAACGCGCGGGAACGCCTTGCACCATTCATTGACTGTCTTCCACTTCCAGGCCGTTGTCCCGCCGACAAAGATCACCGACGCGCCAGCGGGAACGTCAGCAGGAGTCATCCCGTCCTGAACAGCAAACGCTACTGGCCAGCCTGTCGCGGCTGCCGTCTGGCTGTATTGGCTATATGCGTTGAGGGTGGCAACCCTATCGCCGACAACATCAGGCACGAGTACCCATCGTGGGTCACGTCCACTCACCTTAGCCCAAGCCAGCAAAGCCAGCCATTGCTGCGCGTCCCACTGCTGTTTTGATAGATAGGCTGAATAGGCGCCGTTGTCGAGAGCGTATGGAAGGAACGACCACGGCCCGCGCTGCCCACCCGGCGAGTAGAGATGACCCACCCTGCCAAGATATCTCCCCGCGAGATATCCGGTGGTCACGCTGGTCTGGTTGGATACCATCACAATCATCCGATTGCCTGCTGCTGGTAGGGGCGGAGGGTTACCACTTGACCACCCTCCACGGCTCCTTCACCGCCGCCGGCCTCCCTGGCAGTCTCAGCTTCCGCCGACGGCACAGGTCCACCATCGCCTGCACCAGCGCCCAGACGCGGGGAGTTCGCTCGTCGAGTTGGGCTAGGGGTGTGCGGGTCATAGTGCAACCTTCGCTATCCGCTGTCCAATCCACTGCATCACCGGGACAGCCATTGAGTTACCGAGCGCCCGATAGCGCGGGCCATCGGCGGTCTTTTCGTTGATCTTTGTGTAGTTATCTGGGAATCCCTGAAGCCGCTCGCATTCAATGGGGGTTAATCGACGCACAGCAACTTCACCCGAAGTACACATCAGCGTTTCACTCTCTGCGTCAATTCGATTCATACCCCCCCCATTCAGACACATAGCTATTTCTGGAATCTGTGGCATGGGATAACTTTTCCTTCATTCACGAACTGATTTCCGACTGTTTTTGAGTCTCTTGCGCAGAGTGCTCCAACGATGTCACCACCAGTGCTACCCTCTCGTCTGTCCTGCCCCCCCCGGAGTTCTCAATGTGGGGCTAAGTAGCAGGGCGTCAGTTGAGCACTGGATTAGCGTCCCTCCCTATTTTCTGGAAGGATCTGCACCAGTGCAATCCAGTGTTCTCGATACCTCAATTTCTTTCACGAATATATCGGCCTGCCCGTCCTCCGTCTGGCAATTTCCAGGGGCTATTGAGTAGCCCCTATTGAGACTATTTCCAGTGCCCTCTTTAGTCGCTCCGGCAACTCCTTCCCCCGCTTCTCCGCGCGTCGGAGGATACCCAAGCAGGCGCGGGCGCTCAAAAAGTATCTCTCCGGGATCGGCTCCGCCTGTAGGACAGAAGACAAGGAACACACGCTTGCGTCGTTGGGCCAGTCCGAAGAATTGAGCGTCCAGAATACGCCAAGCGGCAGTTCCCTCGGGTCCGCTGACCATGCCCGCACAGGGCCAACTTCCTTCGCCTGACGCAAGGGGCGCATCAGCGCCGACAAGGGCAGCGAGGAAGCAGCCGAAAGCATTGTCTGCGGTATTGAGCACGCCTGGGACGTTCTCCCAGACGACGAATCGAGGTCGAATAAGTTTTGCTGCACGGACGAACTCCAGGGTTAGATTTCCACGGGCATCGTTGAGGGACTGACGGAGGCCAGCAACTGAAAATGCCTGGCACGGAGAGCCACCCACAAGTACATCAGCCATGCCTCGCCACTGCGCCCAATCCACTTTGGTCATGTCGCCTAAGTTGGGAACATTCGGGTAATGGTGAGCCAATAATTCGCAAGGGAACTTCTCGATCTCAGCGAAGGCAATCGGCTTCCATCCAAGGTGATGCCATGCAACGGTTGCGGCCTCGATGCCAGAAAAGAGAGAGATGTATTTCACCGCAGCCCCTCCATCGCCGTGACGGTCGGCTCCGGCTCCGGCAGCCGTTCGCCCCGAAGCTGCGCCGCGGCGAGGCGTTTCTCTGCCCCCGACATCCCCCGGCAGGAGACAGCCACGTAATACACCATCTGACAGGTCGGGCAGGCTGCCTGTCTGTTGCGCACATGCAGCACGCGCCCGCAGTTGCAGGTGAGGTGGTGGGTCACTTCACGTCCTCCGCGTCCTGGTCAAACCGCACCCGGCAGTGGGCGCAGGAGACGGTGCGGGTAGGTGGCTCATCGGGCCAAGTAGATGGAGGATATGTCAATACCACCCTCCCCTTCTGCGGGAAGTACGCCGGAGCCATCGTCCCGCACACAGGACATTCCCCGTTGCGTGGCTTGCGGCGCTTGCTGCCGCCGGGATACATACTGGCCATATCCTCTGGCCGAATAGGGGTTGTTACCGTCCTCTGCCCTGCCGCCCCGAGGCCGAGCAGGCCGAGAAACAATTTTCTTGTCACAGTGCCACCGCCCTATACCACCGTTCAAACATCTCCAGCGAATCCGCCCACGTCACCAGAATCCCCTGGTGGGTGCGCAGCGCCATGTACTCGTACTGCGCAGGTTTCGGCTTCTCGCCTGGCGCCTTCACCTCGAACTCGAAGTACTGCCCGGCGCGCATCGCTCTCCAGTCGCATTGGCCCTTCCGGCCGATCTTGACCGGCGTGCCCATTCTGTTGAAGAACAGGCCAACATGGTTCCGGTCGATGATCCACTCGGGAGTCTGCTGCTGGAGAAAGCCGATGATGTCGCGCTCGACTTTGTTTTCAGAGGTGTGGAGGGAAGGGGGGCTAGGCCTGCTCATTGGCTTCGCCCCTTGGAGGAGAGAACTGCCTTCACTGTACTCTCTTTTTTTGGCTTTTGCCAGTAGGGAGTTCGACATTTCGGGCAGGTCACCGGGTTCTTTACCCGCTTGACCCACTGGTGCCCGCACCGTAAACATTTCATGTTCCCTATGATACTCGTATATGATATGCACAGTCAAGAGGTATCTTCGGTTGGGTGTATGCTGTAGGCAATGGCCCGCATCTCCTCGAAGGTCAAGAAGGCACCGCCCCCGCAGGTCCTCTTTGCCAACCTCAAAGGCGAGGAGTACGCGCAGCACGTTGCCGCGCAGGACGAGGACCTGATCGCCTGGCGGTACGTGAAGTGTGCCGGCTACGATATCGGGCCCGATGGTAAGCGAGTCTTCCACCACCAGCACAAGGTTCCCTGCAGGTGCAAGCCCGGCCCGCAGGCGCAGGCTCTGACATCGGATGCCGACGAGATCGCGCTGTTCGGCGGAGCTGGGTCGGCGAAGACGGAGGCGACGTTCGGATTCCTGCTCCGCGGAAACCTTCGACCGGTCGGCGACACGCCGGCTGATGTGTCGTACTGCGCTCATCCGAAGTACGAGGCGCTGGTGCTCCGCAAAAACGCCACCGACCTCGACGACTACTACCGCCGGTTCAGCGACATCGCGAAGAAGCTCGGAGCCGACTGCAAAGAGAACCCAATGATGGTGGAGTTCCCGTCTGGGGCAGCCGTGTACTTCGGCCACCTGGCAGATCCGAACTCCTACCAGAAGTACATGGGCAAGCAGTTCGTTCGGATCGTGATCGAGGAAGCCAGCCACATCGAGACGGAACTGCTGTACGTTCGGCTGAAGCAGCGCAACCGCACGAAGTACGGCCGGGAGATGCGTTGCCAGGTCATGCTGACACTGAACCCGAACGGCCCGGGCGTCCCCTGGATCAACAAGCGGTTCCGCTACGCGCACGGTGGCGCTGAGCCATGGCCGTACGGTAAGCCCTACGTTTGCCCGATCACCGGCACCAAGCGGCTGGCCATCCACTCGACCGCCTGGGACAATCCGTACTTCCTGGAAGAGAACAGCCAGTACATTCAGAACCTGGAGTCGATGAAGACGTTCGACGAGATCGAGTACAAGCGCATGGGCTTGGGCGATTTCGACGTGGTGGCCGGTTCGTTCTTCCGCACGTTCCGGAAAACACGGCATGCCAGCGAGCCGGAGAACGCCGTTCACGTGATCGACCCGTGCTATCTGGCGCCGTGGTGGCCGCGGGCGATCGGGTTTGACTGGGGCTACAGCCACGACTCCGGCGTAACGCTGGCATGTTGGAAACCGAATAAGCAACTCGTCTTCTATAAGGA